AACTTTGTTAGGCAAGGCTAACTTTTACGTCTGGCATTGAATAGATAAACATAGTTATAACACAATAGTTCTAAAGACTTATTGTGATATCCATTAGATTGGTTGACTATATAATAAGAGTGTATACTATTTACCATATGATATACTTAACATATAGATGACTATATTATATATATATATTATTAGGCAATATGAGTATAGAGTTATTAACAATATAAACGGGTTATTAACAAGTTATTAACAATACGGGGCGGGATTAGTTATATATATAATTAAGACGCTATTAACTGTATCAGATATATATAGGTTATTATATGTAGTCTATGCGAACGCGTATGTAAAGATATATAATGGCTCTGATGTGACTACCCACCCTCCAATTCTTTATTAGATAAGGTGAAGTACCTATATCTCGTCAGTGCGTGTGCGTTTTAAAAGCCACTAAGTTAAGTACCTTGGTATGTCAGGTCTGGGGAGGAAATTAGAATCTGGACTCTCAGGGATATGATACCTAGGCCCCTCCTAGTACCACCCAAAAATGCAAATTTGGACTTGACAATGATTTGTGAATCTGCTATATTAATAGTGTAATCCAGTTACCCATCACTAATTGGTGGTTATGGTCGGAATGCTGGATACGCTCTAGGGATACCGTGACCTGAGAGCACGTTTTAGACGTTTTAAGTACCCCCTAAGCCTCTAAGCTACATAGTTTATGCTCAAATGTGGGGGTCAATTTTAAGGAGTCACCATGATACCACATAAGCCTGATTCTGCCTTCCATGAGCACAGAGATAGAGAGTACATAACCAATTATTTCCCAAAAATCTACGGCACTATACGCAATGGCCCTACGGCTAATATAGCTATTGCTCTGGTTAAGTTCCGTAAGTCTGATGGCAAGATGGGAATGTACACTGACTTGAGGGCCAGTTCCTATTCAGTGGACAAGAACAAGTATTACAGTTCCAAAAAAGGTATTACGATTTCAAATAGGTTCTTACTTGAGGTTATTAACTTCCTAACATCCCTACCTGAAGTACCTGATTCTGATGTTCCTGATACTGGCAACAAAAAGCTTTTCAGCATTAACAAATATCCAAATATTGACATATGTGTATCACTCACGAAAGCAAATGGTTCTGTATGTGTAGACATCAGAGAGTGGGTTAGAGACCAGATGCACTCTTACGAAGGGTTTACGTATAAGGGTGTTCGGTTTAACTACGATTTGATAAGTCAGGTTACAACCGTACTGATGAACATATATAATGACCTTCCTGAAACCAATAAACAACATTGACAACGAGTATATAATATAGTATAATTCGTGATATGGAAATCAACGACCCAAAGCTATTTGCAGCTTTTGATAAGTTCGGAGAATGGCTTTCCCTTCCTAGGCATTTTTCAAAGTTTACTATAGAACAGCTTGAAGAAAAAGGCTTTAGTCCTGACCTGATTGAACTTGTACAACTCAGGTATAGGAAAGACTTTGGTGAGAAGTTTTGTATTACTAAAGACATGCTCCATGATTGGGAGAGATGTCCTGAAATGCAGTCTAGGATTAAACAGAACTGGAAGGCTTGGGCTAAGAGGCTTACTCCTGGAGTCCTTGGAAAGTTCTATGAGAAGCTTATGCTTGAAGGCGACGCTGGCAGAATGAACATCTGGATGAAGTCTGTTGAGGAAGAAGGGAAAGACGATGGTAAAGTTAATGTCAATATAGGAATAGACAACATCCTTAAATCTATGAAAGCTGACGGAGAAATCTAATGTCTAAAAAAGAATCAAAATTTGATAGAGTGAAAGCTGATTATAAAAAGTTTACCAAGAATCCTGAAGTAATGAAAGCCGTAGACATGGCTATCGGTGCTGGTTCTGGTATGATGGCGGCTGATAAACTAGGTGGCACCGGAGCTGTTAGCAAACTTAAAGACGTAGGCTCTAAAGCATTTGACAAAGTAAAATCTATGAGGTCTTACGTTAAAGAGAAGAATGAAATAGACGCTATTGCAAAATCTAAAGGTCTTAATAAAGTTAAATCTATTCTTCCTAAAAAGTCTGAAAAGTTTATAAACAAAGAAAACAAAGATATTATTAAAAAGACTGAAAACCTTAGAGCAAAAGACGTATATAACTCAATGGTAGAAAAGCAAGGACATGTAACAGACTCATTCGGAACTACTGAGCGTGGTTTCACTTCCCGTGGTAAACAGATAGGTAAAAAGATTGAAGACCAAGGTGGTAAACGTAGGAAGAAGTAAAGGACATCATGGAAATAACCAGCGTGAATACTTTATGCGAAAGAAAATAGTTTCTGTTGTATGTTTTTATTGTGGCAAAGAATTTAAAACATCTTTATTCCAAAAAATAAACAATAAGCATAACTTTTGTTCTACAAAATGCAAAAAAGAGTATAAACCAGGATGTATTTCTTTAGTTAAAACAAAGTGTTGTGTGTGCAATAAAGAATTTTCTGTTAGAAAAGATGTGGTTTATAGGGGTTTTGGCAAACACTGTTCAAGAAAATGCATGGGCGAAACATATAAAAAAGAAAGGTCTGGGTCTGGTAGTACTAATTGGAAAGGCGGTATTACTGATGAAATAAAACTAATAAAAAATTCAAGAAAGTATAAAGACTGGATTATTAGTGTATTTCAAAGAGACGGTTTTAGGTGTGCAAAATGTGGGAAGGTTAAACCAAAACTTAATGCACATCATTTAATAAGATTTAAAAAACTTATAGACAATTTAAAAGAAATATTTGGGAAAGATAATATATATGAGTCCGCAATGAAGTATTCCCCTTTGTGGGAAATAAATAATGGAGAAACTCTTTGTGTGGATTGTCATAAAAAGGAACACAAACAACATGGATATCACTAGTATAAATATAAAAGTCGTCAAGGAAGAACCCCCTGTTGCGGCTTACTGTTCCATAGTAATAGACGAAGCGTTCTGTATCCGCAAAATCCGTATCATATCCAAGCCAGAAGGCTTTGTTGTGTGTATGCCGAGTATGAAATCCAAAGATGGAAAGTATAATGATGTCTGCCATCCTATCAATCAGGAATGCCGCAAGAAGATGGAAGTGGCAATCCTAAACGCTTACCGCGGTCAACTTGAATCTGAAGTAGCATAACACTCATGGAAATCACCAAAGAAGAAATCCTGCGAAGGTGCAAGGAAGATTTAATCTTTTTTGCTGAGAAAGCTTACCAAATTATAGACAAGTCTACCAATAAGCTTGTCAGGTTTAAACTAAACAAAATTCAGAAGTATTACTGGGAGAACCACTCCAAGTTTGACTACATCATAAAGTCACGCAAGGGAGGAATGTCTACCTTTAACATAGCACGGTTTATACACAAGTGTAACTTCCAAGAGAACAAGCGCGCCATCATGTTAACTCAGAACGATGACGCTACTGTTAAGATGTTCCGTGAGCGTGTTATGCCAATGGTTAAGAACTGTTTATGGCCGATGAACGTGAAGATAAAGGAATCGGAAGGGATGATAGAGTTCCTGGACACGGGTTCGACTTTCTACATCGGGACAGCTGGCAGCAAGAAGTTCGGTCGGGGTTCGGACATAACAGACTACCATCTTTCGGAGTTTGCCCACTGGGACGACCCAGAAGTCCTGACTGCCGTAGAAGAAGCCCTGATGGACGATGCAGAGGGTGTGATAGAGACTACCGCAAACGGTATTAACTTCGCTCACCAGCTTTGGAAGAAAGCAGTACAAAATAACTCCCGCTATAAAGCCATATTTATACCTTGGGTGCTGGACGATACCTACCGTATCAAAGGCGTACAGGGGTTTAACGATTTAAGCAAGGAAGAAAAAGACCTTGTTGACATATTCAACTGCGACATGGAGCAGATAGCTTGGCGAAGGAAGAAACGTAGGGATATGTCACAGGTTGAACTCTTCCCACAGGAATACCCTGTTACTGCTGAAGAAGCTTTCATATCTTCCTCTGCTATGGTGTTTGACTGGATATCACTTATGGAACATGAAAAGTTCTGTAAGCAACCGGGGTGGCGTGGATTGCTCATCGATGCTGGTGAGGAGGTTAGATTTAAGCCTGTGGACAATGGCAACCTTCGTATCTGGAAAATGCCTACACAGAACCATACCTACGTAATAGGCGCTGATGTGGCTGAGGGTATTAAAAACGGTTGCTTCTCTACTGCTGAGATTATAGACATCAACGAAATGGAACAGGTAGGTGAATACCACGGTCATATTGCCCCTGACGAGTTCGGTGATACTTTAGCCACACTTGGAAGGTATTATAACAATGCCCTGCTTATACCTGAGTCTTGGCCCGGTGTTGGCGCTGTTACCATGCAGAAACTTATAGGGCTTGGGTATTCTAACCTTTGGAAGCGTGAGAAGTCAGACTACTCCTACAAGTCTAAAGACCAACTGTACGGCTGGGAAACAACCAAACGCACAAAGCCTCTGATGATACATAAGCTTTCTGAGGGTATCAAGGATTTCAGAATCAAGATTCGTTCAAGTGCACTAATTGATGAAATGCGGTCGTTCGTGTACGATGGCGAGTCAATGGAGCCTCAAGAGGGTTGTTATAGTGACAGGGTGATGGGCTTTGCAATAGCTTGGTTTATTGCTTCTAAGTACACACAAGACCTAGACCCTAGCGAGAAATCGTTTAAAGATATTTACATGCGTGGTAACGGTAGCATGGTGTTTAACCCTAATTTTCAAGGTGATAAATACGGTGTGAGGAAAATTACGTGATAAAAAAACTTCCTTCTTTTAGGCCCATAAATACCCCTCTCTTCGACGAGGAAATGAAAGAAAGGTTTCGCAAAAAAATAAAAGAAATAAAGAAAGGTGTTGACAAAAAGAAGTAAATGTGCTAATATAGTTATGTTGGCGGCACGGTCAACAGACTCGCTTTGTAACCCCCCTTTAGGACGTGCCTCCTATTGGGGGGAGTTTTTTGAGCCCCGTTTAACTCCTTAAATAAAACGCTGGAGAAGTTCTAAAGCAACTTCAAGGTAATACAAAAATTGCTTTTAGTTCAAGAGATTGCGCTACTATGCGGCGCTACGATAACAAGTACCTTCGGGCATGTAACTAGGATACCTCTTGGCTGGTTGTTAGCATTGAACTGGGGAAGCCAATGCCCAGAAAGGTGGAGTATATACAAGGAGACTATATGAAAGGTTCTAAAGGCGAAATAGTTGTTAATCTTGGTTCAGCTCATAACGCTTGTTTCTTGTGCGACAAGATGGAAAAGAGTGATACTTGGGCTGGATTTGTAGACCTGTATTACAAATCTGCTCTTGTGTCTAAGGTTAAGGCATCTGAGATTGCCTTTATTGAGTATTTTTAATATTGACAATACGTAGATTATTTAGTATAATACAGGCTGATAGTAAAGGAGAACAACATGAATTGTGACATTAAGAGGCTTGACTTGAAAGGTGACAGGATTCTTGTTAAACAGTTGAATGATGTAAATAAGGTCGGCACTTTTTATATCCCTGATAGCGTTATAGACAGAAAGAAAAAACGTAGGGCAGACGCTTGGAAAGGCGAAGTAGTAATACTCGGGGACAAAATTGATTTTGAATACATTAGGCATGAACTTAAGATTGGCGAAAAAGTGTGGTGTTCTCCGGTAAGTTTAGATTGCCCTAAGATAGTAACTGAAGACGGTACTACTTACATAATTATAACACAAGAAGACATGCTTGCCGTCGAGGTAAACTAATGGAAAACACAACTACTGAAGCCCCCGCCAAAGAAGAAATAAAGCTTTCTCTCCCTCGTGTAGATGGTCCCGTAATGGAGTTCAATCCGGAAACAAGCATGTTCTGGATTGGTATACCCGTTAATAAGGTTCCTGTACTTGAGGCTACTCTACTTTTGGACAGTATGAAGATTGAGTATTTCAAAGCAGTTATGACTCTTATTAAGGCTGAGCAGGAAAGGAAGAGCAAGATAGTTACGCCTCAAGAGCATAGCAGCATGATGAAGAATTTTGTAAACAAGTTCAAGAAATAATTTTAATGTAAAGGAGGTAATTATGCAAGATTATAATTCTATGGGTTCCGGTAAGAAGGGCGATGTGAGTGAGAAAGGCAAGCATGACCGCAAGGCTCCTGCCTACAAAGAAGGCCCCAACCCGAATGTGAGTGTTCCCAAGCTCCCCCAGATTAAGGGTGCGGAGTAGAAGATGCCTTCCTACCAACGTAGGAAAGAGGAAGATGCTCGGGCCTCAAGATTTGAATCTGAGGTCCGGGCGTCTGACTTGGAACGGATGAAGGGTAGACAAGCGCATGGAGAGCATGTAAAGATGTACATGTGTTCTAAATGCCATAGACTATTTGAAGACAGAAGCATAGTTTGCCCAAGATGTGAGACTAAAACAATGGGTGAGCTTAGACCTAGGACTTAGATATGAAAAATATTGAAAAGAACATAAAGAAGCAGATTAAGTCTGCTGGTGGGAAAGTAATGCGCACACACGCAGTATCTGACCCTAGGTTCGAAAGGGTTGTTTCTAAGCAGATGTTTGCCAAGAAAGAAAAGCCCGACGACGATATTGAAGATGCCGAAGAGCATGAGAAGGAAACTGAGAACCCCAGCAAGAATGTTAAGCCTCTTAAGAAGATGAAGAATGGTGGAAAGAAAGGCAAAAAATAATCATGCTGTTAAATATATTTGTACCTCCTCCTCCTAGTCTTGACAAGTCTATTCAAAAAGAAATAGAACGCGTTAAGGAAATAACGAAGGATAAGAACTTAAAAAAGAGCAAAGAAAAGCTTGATTTTATTGGTACAAAAATTCATAAAGAGTATAAGGTTTGGGAAAAGCAAACCACCAACAACCGCAGGAATCTTATTGAGATGAATGAGATGCTTGAGGGCGTGGTAGAAGTAACCAATTTCCCGTTTGAGGGTTCTTCTAATGTAACCATATCTTATGCCTCTGGTATGGCTAAAACGTTCAAATCCACGTTTAATAAAACAGCATACCAAGACCCTGATATATTTACCGCCGTTAGCAAGGAAGACGAAGTTAAAGAACAACTTCCTAGCATAGAAGAGGCCACTAACTATTCGTTCCATAGTGAGAGCAATGGACTAGATATACTTAAGCAGGGTACAATACCTTGCCTTAGAGATGGCACACTTATAGTATCCGGCTATTGGAAGCGGACTATCGAGAAGTGTTCAGACAGTAAGACTTACAAGCAGTACGCTGATTTTCAGGCAGATTATCCTACATACATGTCTGCCAGCATGACAGAGGAAGAGTACCAAGAGATAGCCGACGCTTTTATTACAGACCCAGAAGTAGAGTTAATAGCCAACTACCAGTTTGACAATATACTTTTTGATGGTCCCGCCTACGAGATTATTCCTTTAGCTAGATTTGTATATTACCCTACCTATCAGACTCGCATTTGCGATATGAAGCTGTATGGCAGGGAATATTTCATGGCTAAGGACAAGCTTCGTGAGGCCGCCAAGAGGAATGAATTTTATAAGGACAAGGTTGAGGAATTAATCTCCAAGAAACCTTCTGGTGAAAAAGACCGGTGGTCAGCTTCTAAGAACTTCATAGACAAACTTGTCATATCTCCTACCGACGACGATAAGCCTTTTAAGATTATTGACGCCGTGTGGAAAGAAGATTTGGATGGTGATGGTATACCGGAAAAGTATCTTGTTACCTTCAGTGCTGAACATCCCAACATCGTACTTTCTTTTAAGAACTACCACATAAGGAATAACATAGATTTCTGTGTTGACTTTAGGCTTGCGTCTAGGGAAGACAGGTTCCTTGGTATATCCCTTCTAAACGAAGGTCAAGACAAATTTAAATTACTTGATGCTATTCATCGTAACAGAAATAACGTTAGGATGCTTACAACAAGCCCGATACTTCTTATTGACAAGAAGTACAAAGAAGACCTTGATTTCTATAGGGCAGAGAACATAATTAAGCCAGGAGCCGCTTTCTACGTTGAAGACATCGATAAGTCTATAAAGCAGTTCCAGTTGCATGATTTATCTAACAGTGGGGATTCCCTTGATGAGGAAAACCAGATAGTTAGGTATCTCGAGTTTTGCCTTGGTCCCACGCAGGCTATGTCCGGCAAGGAAACAGTCCAAGACCCTCGAGCCCCTATGGGTAAGACTATCGCCCTGTTACAGCAAGCGAACGGGCGTATAGACGACTATCTAGACGAGTTTAGGCGCTCTATGCCTGACCTTGCAAAGCTTCATTGTGCATTGCTTGCACAGTTTGGCCCTGATAGGGTTAAGTATAATATAGAGCAAGATGGGAAACTCGCCGTCAAAAGCCTTGATAAAAAGGTGTTCTTTGACAACTCTATAGTATGGAGAGCTAAACGTCGGAGCGTAACCCTGAGCCCGGAATTTTCAATGCAGAGACTCGGTGGATTACTTCAGACTTACGCCCAACTTCTTCCTCTTATACAGGCTAATGACCAGAAAGCTGTAGAAATGTGGAATAGGATGGTTGTAGCCTCTGGTGAGCCTCAAAAAGAAAAGCTGATGATTCAAACAGATGGGCAACAAATGAACCCTATACAACAAATGCTTAATAAGGCACAGGCTGGTGGGGCACAGCCTTTAACACAGTCTACTGTTACTCCGTCTCCTAAAAGCCCGCTAAACAATGTTTAGTGTTGACATATTAATAAATAAATGGTAATATATGTACTTAAGGAGCAACTATGAATAAATACAATGAGAAAACTCTTATACAGGTCATTGACAAAATAAGTAGAGTTAAGGAATATTCCAACAGCTTGTCTCAGCTTGAAACTACTGACAAGGACATGTTTTGGAAAGCTCTTAAATCTATAATAAAGAAATCTCGTGACGCCCAGTCGGAGATGATTATATCGGCGCTTTTAAAGAACGACATAAATCATCCCATGAGCCATTACGGTTCCGTGAAAGCAATGGCTGGAAATATATCCGCTTACGACGAGATTCTTTCAATGGTTGATGCGAATGCGGATAAATGTGCTGAGGCAAATACAGCACTTAAAGAACTTGAGCAGTACAAAACTGAGATTACTTCCAACTTAGAGCAACAATAACGGAGGATACAAAATGGACCCCAAAAAGAAACAAGAAGAGATTGATAAAGAGCTTGAACGGCAGGAAGCTGAAAGGGCTCGTTTAGAGGAAGATAACAAGAAGGCTATTGAAGAGGAAAGGCGTAAGGCGCAGGAAGCTAGGGAAGCTGCGGCTAGGGCTGAGGGTATGGTAGAGGCCCTTAAAAGCACACAGAACACCCAGCAGAAGCCGCCTGAATGGACTGAGGAACAGTGGACTGCTTGGGAAGAGAAAACCGGCATGAAACGTGAAGGTCTTGCGGCTCTCGACAACGTAATGGGAGCTAAGATAGCCGAAATTAACCGTTCTGTTGAGGAAAGGGTTAAGCAAGCTGAGGATAGGGCCAAGAAAACCGAAGACAGGTACGCTGAACTTGAGAAATCCAAGAACTATGACCGTACCAAGAGCGAATACTTCGCCAAAAAGCCTCAATTCTCTAGGTATGAGAAAGAAATAGATGAATTTCTCTCTGATTACCCCGATACCATTAAGAATGATAAAGAGAAAATGGGTAAACTGCTTGAAAAAGCCGAAGTTTACATAAAGGGTAAGGTCGGAGAAAAGAATATGCGCAATACTCCTAATGGTTCTGCCCGTTTTGGGAGCAATGATGATGAAGGCGATAACGGTGAGGAGATGCCTACCGATTTCTCTGACCTTCGTTCTCATGAGAGGGCCACTATGGAGAAAATAGTGCCTGACCGCGAGAAACTCGATAGGCTTAACAAGTATCGTCACGACCTTAAGGGTGATGGCGGGGTTATGATAAGCGCTAAAGAAGAGTTTGACAAGTATAACAAGAAATGAAACCGATAGAACCTGTCAAGAAACTTGCTAAGAAGAGTAAAGTGCCTGTAAAGGTAATAGACAAACAGGTAAAAATGGGTAAAAAGGTAGAAAAAGAACATACCAATAGCCCTAAGAAAGCTGAGAAAGTAGCCAAACAACATGTGTACGAGAGGCCGGATTACTACACTCAACTTAGCAAGATGGAAAAGAAGCCGATAGCCAAGAGCGTGAAGATTAGCGGAATAGAAGACTATAAGAAGTACAAAAAGTAATGGCTGAAAAAGACTACGGTTCAGATGCAAAGTTCATACCAGAGACAAACCCTATGGGTTTCTCTGATGTGTTTCCTTCTGAAACCAAGGGTGATGGTCTTCTCAGGCCCAATAACACACGCACTGGTGCGGCCCAAGGCAGGGGCGGGTTCAAAAAGAAAGTTAGGTGTCAGATATGCGGTTTCCTGGTTGATTTGAATAAGGTTGATTATAGTGGTGGAAGTTTTGATGGGTCTGGTGCTGGCGGAGTCATAACTCAGAGTGTTGATGTTGGGACCATGAATAATGGTGACACCACAGATTCTGGTATGACGGACGACGTTGGGAACCCCAATACTCATAATGTTGGGGAACAAGCGTTAAAGAAGGGTGCTGGTTGTCCCTTTTGTCTATCGAAGAACAGTTCCAAGGTGACTAATGTCACTCAGGCTCCCACGCCTAGACCCAAAGTTGGGTTCTAACTACTTGACATCATCATAGAATTACACAAACGGATTTATTAAAATTAAAGAGGTATAATAAATGCAAGTTATTCAGTCTCTGAAGTCTAGGGTGGTTCGCCTCCCTATACACTCGGCTACTGATGTCGTGGCTGGTGGCCTGATGATTAAAGGTGCTACCGCCGAAACCGACCTCGGTACTCTGATTGTAAACGCTGCCGCGTCTGCGGCTAACTACGTAGGTATCCTTGCGGAACCTCACGTTTACGCTACTAGCGGTTCTGCTCTTGTGGCTGGTGCGGCGCACTCTGCTGTGATTGCTGCTGCCACTGGTGCTGCTTGGTTCGCCCCGCAGGGTGGTGATTCCAAGATATTCCCCTCTCGTCTTGTTGAACTGACTGAGGGCGCGACGATGTGCCGTCTTGATTACGACCTGACTGGTGTTGCCGCTACGTCTTCCGATGGTACGACTGTTACCGTTGGTTCTCTTGAAGACAATATTGATACTGGCTTCCTGTATGTGGCTACTGCCGGGACTGGTACTGATGATGGCGTAGTTGGTATGCTCCGCTTCATTGATACATCTGCCGCCGGTTCTTGCACAACTTCCGTAACTATGGGTGCTGGTGATGCCCTTGGTGCGGGTCTTGTTGTGAAGATTCTGCCTCTGCTCCATGGCCTGTTCGTTCTGACTGTCCCCAATACTACCACTCCCACAAAGCTTGGTACGACTGCGGCGGCTGGTGCGGCTCGTCTGGTGCAGTTTGAGCGCCATATCGTTCGTAACGGTCTTGATGAGATGATGGACCCCTATACGCACGGTAATCTGTCTGGGCTTAACAGCCTTGCTCAGCTGAAGTTCTATGGTGTCTGCGCGATGAACGCCACTGTGTTCAGCCCGCTGTCGTAATTTTAAGTATAAGGAGAAAATAAATGCTTACTGCTGGCAAATGGCCCTCGATAGTTCAGAAAGACCTCTCTTGCGTCTTTCTTGACCAATATAGGGATTACCCCTCGATGATTCCTCTCCTGTACCGCTTTAAAGATGCGGAACAGGCTGTAGAGTATGACCTGGAGACTGGTGATAGTGGTGTCGTCCCCGAATTTAACGGGGAGATTTCCTATGACGACATCCAGGAAGGTTACAAGAAGTCGGTGTCTGAGCGTGAGTACGCTTACGGTATTAAGATTACCCGCCGTCTGCTTCGTAACGACCTGTATGGTGTGATTCAGGATAAGACCGCTTCTCTGGCGGATTCTTTCCGTGCTCTGCGCGAAAGCCGCGGTGCGTATCCGTTTAACAATGCGTTCGGTACTTTCACCACTGGTGATGGTCTGAGCCTCTGTAACGCGGCGCATACGTCCAAGGTTGGCGGTGCGAATCAGTCTAATGCGGGTTCTCTGGCGTTCTCTGCGGCTAACGTGTTTGCTACGGAACTGGCCTTCAAGAAACTGAAGACCAACCGTGACAATATCATGTACAATGCTCCGGACACGCTGCTGATTCCTATGGACCACGCTGAAAAGGCGTTTGAGATACTCCGCTCTGTTGGTAAGGTTGATTACAATATCAACAACCGGAACTATCTTGAAGGTCGCTACAAGTGCATTATATGGGACAACTTCCTGACCTCTTCGTCCAACTGGTTCATGATGAACTCGAAGATGATGAAGCAGAAGCTCATATGGCGCGAGTGGGAGCCGGTCCAGTTCTTCCGCACTGGCGAGTTTGACACTATGGTTCTTAAGATGGCTGGTTACGCGTCTTTTGAGGTGTCAACCGTTGAGTGGCGCTGGATATACGGGCATCAGGCCTAATTAGATTCATCCCTTGCCCTCAGAAATGGGGGCAGGGGGTTATAATACTAGTCGGAGGACTCAACTAATGAAACGTAAAACGGATGATACATCTAGAACTAACCCGATGATAACTGCTCAGGAAGCTGAGGCGCTTAAGGGAGATTTGGAAACCCTTAAGGACATGGCTGGGGCTGGTGATGTAAAGGATACTGGGTATTCTGCTACCGCCCAAATAGATGATATCTGTGTTGACAAGGACGCTATAAATCGCAAGATTCATATGCTTAATCGTCAACTTGAACAGCATAAAAATCAGCGTGTTACTGACCCTAGGAAGCGTGACCAGCTGTATGCTCGTCGGAAGGAACTTGAAGACAAGTTTCGGGAGTGTATAGAGAGCTGGCAGGACCTTGGTGTCATACGTAGGGACAGCCCCGATTGGGCTCCTGCGTACAAGAAAGCTCTTGAACGGCCTCGTTACGAGCCTTACATATCTGAGTGGAAGCGCATCGGTCTCATGCTTGAGCCTGACGACCAGTTTATAAATAGCCTAGATAAGTTTCGGAAATAATCTAGGGAGGTAAAATGAAAAAAAGTCTTATTATATCGGCGTTTTTCGCCATTATAGGATTCGTCGGTTATGTTGTTGCTGAGCAGGGTGATTTTAGCACCCTTGGGTTCAACACTTCCGGTGGATATTCTTACTGGCGTGTAGATTCTAGTGGCTACTTCGTTCCTGGAGCCGCTTCTCTATACGACATTGGTACCGCTGTGCTTCCTGTTAGGACCATTTATGCTGGCACTATAACTGGAACTGGCGCGGTTAGTGGTACAACCGTAACTGGTTCTGGTATTGTACAGGGTGCTGGCGTGGTATCTACTGCGTATATGACCCCTGCCCAGAAAACGATAGCTGAACTCAATGCGATAACCCCTACTGCCAAAGGGCAGATGTATGGGTGTTCGGATTGTGTGGCTTTTGCTTTCTGCACATCTACCGGTACTGGTCGTGGTGCTTTCTCTGTAATAACAGATACGGCGACTCATTGTCTGTAATATATGAAAAACTATACTAAACATACCAAAATGCTGTTTGTGGCTATATTTGGCTTCGTTGGTATAGCTTTTGCCGCATCGAGGCAGTCTCCGTTGGTTACTAAAGTTGCTTCAAATGATGGTGATACGCTGTCTTCGTTCGCTACTTCGTGTTCATCTACTACATGGACAGCTATATCAGCTAGTGACTTTAGGACCCGCAGGATTACTATTCAGAATCTTACTGGTGGGCAAACAGTCTGCCTTTCGTCTGGTTCAGTTAATAGTAATCTTTGCACTGCGACAGCCCCTAGCTACAAGTTAATAAGCCCGTCTGTGTACGAGTATTATTCTGAAGCTGGGGTATATTGCAGGACTTTAGACGCTCAAACGGCTCAAACTATACACGGAATCAAATACTATGATTCCAAGGATAGCACAACTGTCGAGTAACTATGAAAATGCTGTTTAAAGTATCTTTACTGTTGCTCCTTGCTGGACAAGCGTCTGCTTCGACTCTTAGTGAGTTGCGGGCAGACGCTCGTTCTCTCATCACTGACGCTCATTCAACAAGAGAAAGATTCTCTGACAGCGAATTAAACGCGTGGATAAATGAAGGGCAGAAAGTTGTAGATGTTAAGACTTTGTGCAACTACAAGTCTACAGTCTTCCCTCTTGTATCGGGGACAACGTATTACTCGCTTCCTAGTGATTTTATATATATCCGTAGGGTAACTAGGGATGCTTTGTCTATACAAGAAATGACTCCGGCTGGGCTTGATGGAAGGTCTGCTGAGTGGGAGAATCAGTCTGGTCTTCCTACGTACTACTTCCTAAACTTCTCTTCTCGCACTAAGATAGGGTTCGCGCCTTTCCCTAATGCTACTTCTGATTTGGCTACCATAAAGGTTGAGTACATATCACAGTCTACTGCACTGACTAATGATACTGATGTGCCGTTTAATGCAATTTCTGAGTTCCTGCCTTTTAATTATATACTAACCTACTACGGTGCGTATAAAGCATCCATAGTGGATGAAAGGTATGACAAGGCAAAAGTTTTCCTTGACTCTTTCAACGTAATGTCTGACCTAATGAAAGTACGTTGTGTTGAACGAATAAATTATTTACCTAGCGCAATCGGAAAACAATAACCATGAAAAGGCTCATAATAGCCCTTGCGTTATGGCCTTCTGTTTGTTTTGGACAGAACCTTTCGCAAGACGAAAAAGAATATAATTACCCCCCGTTTAGGAACTGCGGACTAGTAACCCGCTGGGCCTCTAATGCTATCCCTCCTGAGTGCCTCCAAACAGCTAACAACGTCTATTTTGACGAAGACCTTTCTGTCTATCGTAGGCGTGGGTATGGCGAGTATAACGCTACTCCTTGCACTGACGAAAAAGCCATTAAGGGCATGTGGAACTATAATGCAGTTGACGGGCAAAGGTACATCGTTTTATTCTCTAGCCAGTCTTTCTTTTGGACAAAAAACCAAGGTGACTGTAATCCTATTGTTGGGTTAGATAACCTTAACGCTTCCGCTGAATATGAGTGCGTTCAGACACTTGGTCAACTTTGGTGTGTTAATGGCATAGATGTACCTTTCTCAACCACAGTTAGTACTTTCACGTTGCAACCCAATATTCCTATGGGGACCAAGATTGGCACATTTAGAAACAGGGTAATGGTTGCCGATATCAGCGGAGAACCTTCCAGAATACGTCTTTCCGGTGAGGGTGATGGTACAGATTGGACGCTTAAAATTCCTGGAGTATCTACTTCTCCTTCTTCTATTTCAATTTCTGGTCTTGAAAACGGTAAAAAAGTCATAGCTTTAATGGGCCAGTATCAAAATGCGTACCACATTGGCCTAGAGGATGAACTTTGGGCTCTTTCAGGTAACGATAGGAGAGACTTTGTTTTAAGGCAGATTTCATCCCAAATTGGCGTAAAAGACAGCCGTAGTGTAAGAGAGAAGGATAATTGCCTTGTATGGCTTTCAAACCGCGGTATTGAGCGAAGGTGCGGCACAACGACCGAAAGGGCCTCAGACCCTGTCAGAACCATTATCGATGGCGTTATACGGTCTGCTGGTAACACACGTTCCAAGACCTACGACACGCAAGCTGAATGGGAGACTGGGTTATACCAGACTCAGCTGCCTAATCAGGGTCCTACTTCTACAACTATATACCCCGGTTCGGTGGTTCCTTCTACTTGGGGCCATGTTAATACAGAAGCTTCAGATTGGAATAATGGGACTTTAATTAATATTGATTCTACAACAATAGACGGTAGCATATTAATTGGAAAATCAACTACAACATCAAGATTATTTGCTGATTTTAGCTATGGAGTGCTAACATCTACTTGGACTCAGACAAGCATTTCTCCGTTTGGTGGTTGCTCTATTGTATCAAACTCTGCAAAATGTACTTATTCTATAGGGATATTCGCAAATATAGATAATGGAGAATTCTATGGAGTATATGACACCACTATTTCTTGGACTACGCCAGGAGTTTCTTTTAGTGCAAGCAATGCAGTAATACGAGATTTCACAATTACATCAAACTCATATGGACCAATTTATTCTTTGAAAAATGGGTATTCGTATTCTTTTAGCTCAGTAGGAACATCTGCTGGGATATCAAAATTTAAAAATGGGTCTTCTTTGGGACAAACAAGTTGCTCAAATACTGGTCTTAGTTACTCTTCTCCAATTTATGCTAGATTAGTAATTAACAAAAGTGGTATTATAAGTTATTTTATAAATAATACTCTAGTATGCAGCATGACTGATACTGAATATAGTTCTGCTCCTTACTTTGGAGTCGGAATAGGGTATGGTGGTGGAGTTGATACAATATCTTTTGATAACATAAAATTCCCTGAATATTCAAATTCTTCAAATTGGGTTTCTCCAGTATTCGATACTTATTTATCTACTCCGATAGGTGGACCATATTACTTTGATGAATATGTACCAGTTGGGTCTACTGTAACCTACCAAGTACGGGAGTCCTCAACAACAACGCTTCCTACTTGGTCCGATTGGGTGAATGTATCGACAACCACCAGTGGGGAGTTTCGTGTGCCTCTTATAAAAAGATACTGGCAAGAGAAAATCAGTCTTGAAACCTCTTATAGCACCCAGACCCCTGTGGTTAATATGACTTACCTTGAGGCAACAACGACTGGCTATTATATAGGTGATTGCATTAATTCCTCTGGGATAACATCTTGGGGTAACTTTAGGCCAAATTCTATTCTAACTGGCGGCTCAAATATATCCTACGCCATAAACGGTGGTAGCTCGTGCAACCAAGTTACTAGGTCTACTGCTACATGGATTACCCAAAATGCTAATGCTCCGATAGCTACTTCAACTTCCAATTATCTTGGCGTAAGAGTCTTTGAAACTCCCGTTACAACAACAGATACTCTTAGACTTGATGGACTTACAGTAGAGTGGAACGAAGGGTCTGAGCGTCCTCCGGTAGCCTCTGCGGTATACCGTGATAGGTATTACATGTTCTATACCACAAATACTGCCGCTGGGTCTGTAAACGACAAAGCCGTAGTTTTAGACATGAATAACATTTGGTCCACAATAGACGATGTTTATGCCTATTCAGCTGTAATATATGACAACCAGTTATATACTGGAGACAGTCGTGATACAGGGCACATGCATCTACAAGATATCGGCATAGATGATGATGGCAGTAGCTTTAGTTTCCACATAAAGACTTCAGATTATGATTTCGGTAATCCTGTTGAAAAAAAGAAACTTAAGCGTGTATACCTAATGTTAAAGTCTGAAGAAGTTACTGGACAAAACATCGATATTAATGTAAAATATTCAATTAACGGAAGCACGACGCAGTACACACTAAACAGTGTTGATTTAAATGAGGCTGTGGAGACGGGATATTTCGTAGCCAAGTTCCCTGCTATTAACGAACAAGCCTCGACGTTCAATTGGATAAATTTTGATATTTCTTACGACGGTACGCAAGGGCCTATTAATTTGTACGGTATAAAGGCCATATACTCACCGATAAGGATGGAATAACTATGGCGGAAGGTACAGGAGGCGTCCCCGGTTTGCCTCAAGTAAAAATGGCTGGGAACCAGAATGTTCAAACTGATGTTTCTTCTAAAAATATATTCGATTTAATAAAAATGAGTACAGCTCAGAGCATGACTTCTGCTTTACCATACGTTCAGTCTCAGTTTGCTCAGACTTCTCAAAATGTTGCTCCTCAGCTTGCGGCTATTAAGCAAAGTGGAGAACAAGCGGCGGCTATGGCTCAGAGTGACGCTGGGGCTAGAGGGATGAGGGGTTCTGATATAGAGGCCGCTGGTATGGCTGGAGCTAGACAGACCGCTACACAGCAACAGGCTGAACTTGTTGGTAAACTTGCACAGCAACAGTCAGAGACGATGGCCCAGTATATAATGCAAGCGTATGGGATGGACATACAGTCAAATTCTCAGATGTATAATAACCTTGCTCAAGCCATAGGACAAGAGCTTTCACAACAGAGAGAGATTCAGATGATGGAACAGCAACTTGCTCTTGCTAAGAAACAGATGAAAGAAAACAGCAAAACCAGCATACTATCCTCTGTTATAGGTGCGGCTGGGTCTATTGGTGGTGGGATAATGGGTGGGCCTGTCGGTGGAATGATAGGTAATGCTTTATTTTCTAAAAAGTCTGAAGGATAATTATGCCCGAATATATACCTAAAGCTAGATATCCTCAAGAGATGGCGGCTAAAGTTCTTGAACTTCAACAGCAAAAGCCAAATATAGGTGCAGAACTTATTTCAACTTTAGGTTCTGTTGGTGGTAAATATATTGATAGGAAAAATAAAGAAATAACAGATAAAAAACTTAGAGAACAAAAAGTCGCAGACACGGATGAAGCTCAAATATCTGATTTAATTGAAAAAGGTTATCTTGAACTTGACCCTGAAGTTTTAAAGACTCTTAAACCGGGAGAGTCGAAACGTCTTGCTATTAAACGCTGGATTCCTGAGGAAGAGAGGAAGTCTTCTGGTGGTGGAGCTGGGACAAAGTACAATCTTCCTGCGGATGAAATGCTTATGAAAGGTCTTGAGGCTCTTCGTAACGCATATGATAAAGACGAGAACCCTGATGCTCCTGAGTATAAAATAGACAGGAAGGCTCCTCCGACTATAAACAGCGTAGAGACTGAAATAAATAGGATTAAAACTGCTTTATCAGCTAAAGGAAAGTCAGTAGAGGCGTTGCTGTCCGCTGTGCCAACAGGAGAGGCCAGGAAGGCCGTAGAGAAGGCCGGTGAGATGTCTAAAAAGGTTCTTGGTGCTACTACAACGAAACCAAAAGTAGAAGTGCCTCAAAGACAAGCCGATTTAGATGCTAATTTCACTAAACTCCTTCAAACTACTATGGTTCCTAATAGTGATGTTAGCTATTTTGATGCCATTAAAAGCACTCCTGATATAAATAGGGCAATAAAAGCTATAAAGAAAGTTAAGCCCGAACTTACCGATGCACAGGCCGAAATAGAAGTCAAAAAAATAAGAGGCGAGTAGAATGCCAGAATCACAAGAAAATAAGGTTGCCAAGGTAGAGAACCTTGTAAAACCTCCTACTCCTAAAGTTGTACAGCCCCCCCAAATACAGACTCCTCAAATGGCTCCCACTGGTGGGGTTGCTTCTCCTTTACCTGAGCAACAGTCTGACCCTCTTGAACAATTTGAGGATAAAGACCCTCTTGCCCAATTTGACCAAGACCCTTTGGCTCAATTTGAAGACGACCATACGTTAACAGGAAAACTTCGTAAGATGCTTGGTGAAGCTGAAAATAAGTTTTCTGAAATACAAGGCAGGACTCCTACTGGATTATGGAGCCCTTTTAAAGACTTATATGACTATGCCTCTATACCTTCAGAAGTTATAACCGATGAATTGGTTAATACTGTACACTCAGTACAAGATAAAATAGGTTGGGATGAAGCTAAAACAAAGTCTGTTTCTGCTAATATGGTGTTAAATATTGGCAGGGAGATTCCTGGAGTTGCCGCTGAATTTACAGGCATGTTAGCAGACCCTATTAGCTTAGGTACTATGGGTTACGGAAAAGGCGTATCAATGGTAGGGAAGAGTCAACTTGGTAAAGAGACTCTTGTTCCCGCTATGGATGCTACGATTGATTACATGGCTGGGAAGATACCCAAGTGGATTAGGAAACCATTTACATACAAATTTGGTTTACCTAACAAGCAAGAGTATATAGAACTTGCAGAAAAGAAACTGCGCGATGTAAAGGGGTTTCTTTCTTTAGGCTCCGATACTGGACATCTTTTACACGATGGCCTTACTCCAGAGGCTCAAAAGTTTGCTAAAGAGATAATGGAAGGCAAGTTCTCTGCTGATGAGATAGAGAGAATGTCTTTAATGACTACTGACTTTAAAAAGCAGTTTGGCATAGAAGACCCGTCTAAGTTCTTTTCTGATATAAAAAAGGCCAGGAGCATTGTTGATGAAGTGTCTGAAACATTTGTAAAAGAAGGACTAAAATCTAAGTTTATAAGTGAAAAGACAGCTGAAACAATAATGAATAACCGTGGAAAATACCTTCCTAGGTTGTATGAAATATTTGAGAACCCTCAACTAAGGGATAAGATACGTTCTGGAAAGATGAGTCTTGAAAATGCAATGGGAACTATTGAGGAAGTTGGTGATTTCCTCAAGAACCATGCCAGTTACACAGACGACCAAGTGACCGCTTTTGCTGCTTTAGGGAAAAGAGAGCAGAATAAAATTCTTTCCGATTTGGGTAGAGAAGTTGCTAAGAAAGGGCCGTTTAAGAAACCCGCTACTGGCTGGTTAAATTCATTACGTAAGAAAGGTGACTTGGATATAGCCCAGCAACAAGCCAGAAAAGTCATAGAAACACCTGCGTATCTTGCTACCAAGCATGTTCAGCAAACTGGCGAAGCCGCCATGAATCTTCGCTTTTTTGGAGAAATAGCTGAGAACCCCAATTGGGTAGCTAAACCTAAAGGCATAATGGGTGAAGACTGGGTGGCTATTCCGAAAGACAAGAAATTTGGGGCCATATCAGGCAAGTGGGTTAGGAAAGAGATAGCTGAAGATATCGTATCTCTCAATCAGAACACAACAAATGCACATGGAGTGTACAAGTTTATAAGCAGAGCTAATAAGATATGGAAAGCTAATAAGATATTATTCTCTCCTGCTACCCATGCTAGGAACATAATTTCAAATTCCATACTATTAGACCTATCTGGTGTTCCTCTGTATAAGACTCCTGGGTTACTTAATGAGGCTCTTGACCAAGTTCTCAAGAAAGGGCCTATTTACAAAGAGGCAGTTCAGCATAACCTTATAGGCTCTGGGTTCTCTAAGAAAGAACTTGATATATTCCTCCCTCCTACCAATGAGTTCTCTGGAATGAACATTGGTCAGAAAGTATCTAAAGGCTGGAGAGGGATGTACGAAACAGCCGGTAATGTATATGCAACAGAGGAAGAAATATTTAAGATAGCCAAATACATGCACGAAGTTAGGAGTGGGAAAACTCAACTTGAGGCTGCTGCTGAGGCTGAGAAGTGGCTATTTAACTACAATAAGGTATCTAAAGCTACGGAGTTCTTTAGGGATAACCCTGTATACAATATCCCATTTATAACATTTGCCGTGAAATCAACTCCTAGGATTGCAGAAGCGGCACTTAAAAATCCGTTTAAACTGTATAAATACAACATGTTTATAGACGCAGTTAATAACCAATCTGCACAAGCAATTGGAATGAACGAAACTGACCTTAAGTATATTAAGTCTAAAAAGGGCATCGGAGTTTTAATGCCTGAAAGAGACGAGAATGGCGACCCTATGTGGATGTCGTTAAGGAGCATAATCCCTTGGGCTGATTATCATGATTACGCAAAAGAAGTAACACAGGGCAAATCTGATATACCTTCTGCAATCCAGCCTGGAGGCGTTGTTAAAATAGCTGGGGAGATTGCCTTTAATAAGGAGATGTTCTCCGGCAAAGAAGTCTATAAAGAAGGCAAAAGTGTGCCTTTACAAATAGGCGCTAAGATTTGGAGAGATTTCGCTCCGCCTCTTAACCCTATACCTTTTGGTACTTCTGGTGAAGAAAACATAGACTCAGTTGGTTATCAAGCCAAGAAACTTGGTGATGCGATGTATTCTGCCAATGTGCTACCTGAATCTTTGGCTATAGCTATAAATGCTAAAAAGGCTGGATATTATGGCGCGTCAAAAAGCGTTCCTTTTGCTGTACTGGATGTTTTTCTTGGTCTTAGTATTCAGCCAATTCAGGAATCCGTGTTAATAAAAATGGATGTAAGTGATTTAAAAGCTGGACTAAAGGACGCAAAAAATATATTATTGAAGTCTGCTAGAGACCAAGGCATAGACGAAAACACTGAGGCTGGCAGACATCAAATGGAAGTTGCAGAGAGGCAGATGGAAGAGCAACTTGATAGAGTTTTAGAACAATGGGAAAAATTACATCCTTAATACTTCTTATAGCGTCATTATCCTGCTCTGTAATGGGGCAGGATGTACCTTTTTATACCACCACTTCGGATAAAACTCAGGACATTGGAGCTGTAAACCAAAACTTTAGGGACTTGGTTGACAATAAGGATTTACTTTCAGATGGTGAGGTTCCCAATGAATATCAGCAATGTATATTTAGCCCAATGTTTTGCGTTAATCAGTATGATAAGAGAATAGCTATAGTAGACACAAGCATATTTTTATCTTCTACTACTGGTGGCTCATATGGAATATGTTTCGCAGATGGCAGTTGTCAAACGTCGGCGGGTGTTGGTTCTTCCGCAATATCGGCAAATGCCTTTCAGTTTACCGGAAATGGTACTCTCGCTTCTCCTTTGGCCCTTAACACTTCATCTGTAACCTTACAGGGGAACACTTTTAACGTAGCAAGTAAACTTTTAAAGCTTGACACCGCCGGCAAAGTTCCTGTTGCAAATCTACCAACTGACCCCTATTCTGGGGTTTATGTAAAAACAACTGGCGACACAATGACGGGCCAGTTAACCATGAGTGGCTCCTCTATAGCCTTCGTGAACCCCGGTTCAATTACGGGAGTAAAATTGGTATCTGCATCCTCAATATTAGTGGATTCAATATCAGCATCTGAATACTGGGGCGACATATCCTCAACTACTGGGTATAACCAGACGCATAAATTATTGTATTCCACATCGGGAGACCCCACAGGGTTTGTGGATAGAAACGCCGTCATATCTTTTAACGATGCCAACCTTACATTCACTATAACAGGGGACCACGGTATCTACATAGACGGAGTTGGGACAACCAAACCCACTTCCTCCATAACCATAGCAGACACCACTGGGCTTCATTACATTTGGTATAACGCTACTGGGACGTTATCAACCAACGGATTCCCCGGCTTCTTTGTTCCTACGGTAGCTTCTGTATACTGGAACACAACCATTAACAAAGGTCTTCTCGGTGATGAACGCCACGGCATGAAGATGGACGGAGATACCCATATGTATCTTCACCACAGCGTGGGTGTTAGGTATGAATCAGGTTTAACTGCTGTATTTGACGACACCGCTTTTACAATGACAGGTGGCAAGATTGACGACGAGGATATAGAGCATACGATAGTTGCTCCGTCGTCTTGTGCGGTTCTTTACAAGAATGGGGCCGCTGACTTTGAATTTCTCACGGCCCAGACTTCTTACTATTTAGTTAATGGGGCCAATCTACGCTATAACAACGTAAACGCCTTGGCTGATGCCGCTCTCAACAAATATGTTGCGGTATGGATATTCGCAACCAATGACCCATACCAGCCCATTGTTTCACTTATTGGTCAGAGGGAAGACACAACTATTGCTGAGGCCAGAGAGAACAATAAGTATGAATCCCTTGCTCTTGGCACACTCCCGTTTGCAGAGATGAAGATACTTTATCGTGTTATCCTACAGAACACTGTTTCTGTTGGCACTAGATATGTTGAAACAGAGGATTTGAGGTCAATCTCAAATCTTCCATCTGGAACGTATGTGGCTACCTCTCATAATGCGCTCACTGACCTAACTATGCCCGCTTCTGGGCATCCTTACGATGTCGCAGGTGGGTTTGCCTCTTACGATTGGGTTGGCTCCACGCTTAACGCTAAACCTGATTACGATGAGGTTCTTCAGGCCCCTGCTACATTTTATGTGGTAAAAACATCTGATTACCTTTCTAATCCAGCTACGTTCTATGTGGTTAAAACTTCTGATTATTTAGTAGCGCCGTCAACATTCCCTATTTTAGTAGGGAGTAATTATGTATTGAAAGCTGGAGATACAATGACGGGTGGGTTGACCTCTAACTCGTATATTACTACCACTTCCAGCATGTCTGCCTCTAGGTTTTATGTTGGCTCATCTTTTATAGCCAACGATTCAACTACTGCATTTACGGCAACAAATCCGATATGGATAACTGGCGGTGGAGATGCCTCTAGTTGTGGACCGCTGTGCGATGTTATACTTGGAAATTCAGTTGCGTTTGATGCAAATGGATTGAGGACGCAAAGTGATATTCACGTTAGGGATTCAGAGGTCCATGTTTACGGCACTGGTTCTGGCATACGGTTTAATGATGGCTCATTATTGGAGTCGGCTGGTGCGGCTGGTAGTTGGGTGCTTGGCGCAGGAGATGTGCTATATACAACTATGACCTCAGTAGCTATCGGAGCCACAACTACAGATGCTGAAACTCTGCAAGGACCACAAAGTGTAAAACTATGGAGCACATCTGCCACAGACGATTTCTCTTATAAATTCTACGATGGCGACAATTTTGTTAGGCGTAAACGGAGAGCCCCTTTTTACGATATGGAACTTGCGGTAGTTGGGGGTGGACAATTTAGATTTGGTACTCATACTGGGACAACTTTTACCCCCAAGATATACATCAATGCTAATGATGGGAATATGGGGATAAACGGTCTTGCTGGTGGGATTTACCCAGACGACTACTCCTTGAAAACCTACGGCAACCAATGGACACAAGGTAGCATTGTTTCTCTTTCATCTGTAACTGCCACTAAATATTACGGTGACGGCTCCGCTTTAACTGGCATCAATGCAGGTGACAACCTCGGTTCCCATGTGTCCACCAAAACCATAACCGCCAACTACGGGATAAGCGGCTCTACGGCAGTTTTCTCTGGGGCCATATCTGCCTCCAATCTATCTGGAACAAATACTGGGGACAACTCCACCAACACACAATATAGTGGTCTTGTTACTAATGCCACCCACACAGGAGATGTTACGGGGGCCACCGCACTGACTGTGGTTCATGTCCCAACTTCTGCTGTAGATTTGTCTACCGTTACTACGGCTCTTTCGGGAAAACAGGGAACTGGTAACTATATAACTGCGCTGACGGGTAACGTGACCGCCAGCGGCCCCGGCTCCGTGGCGGCTACCATTGTGTCCGTCCCGCAGAACGCGGTCAACCTGTCCACGGTGACTACCGCGCTATCCGGCAAGCTGGACACCAACGGCTCGGCGGCTTCGCTGACGAGCTTCCCCACGCTCAACCAGAACACCACCGGCAACGCGGCGACGGCGACGGCGCTGGCGGCTGACCCGGCGGACTGCTCGGGGGTGAACTTTGCGCGGGGCGTGGCGGCTTCGGGCGCGGCGGCTTGCGCCCAGCCCTCGGACGTTACCGGGAACTCGGCCACGGCCACCAAGCTCGCCACGGCGCGGAACATCAACGGCGTGGCCTTTGACGGCTCGGCCAACATCAATATCGCCACCACGTCCTACCTGGCCGACGGCGTGTCGCTTGCGCTGACGGGGGCGACGTTCAGCGCGAAGTCGTCCTCGGTGACGTTGCAGGGCAACACGTTCAACGGGGCGTCGCAGCTTGTGAAACTGGACGCGCTGTCGAAGTTGCCGGCCTTGGACGGTTCGCAGTTGACGAATCTGCCGTCTACGTCGGGCGGCGCGGTGCTTGCTTCGACGCAGACTTTCACGGGTGCGAATACGTTCAGCAGTTCCGTGACTATCGGGGCACAGCCTAGCGGGGTGTGGCCTATGTCGCGCGTGCATGTGTCATCCACGGCAGGAAACTATACCTGGACAGTTCCTGCCGGTGTGGGAATGTTTAAAGTGACGTGCATTGGCGGCGGC